ATATTTTAAATAATAGCGTCCTTCGACCCTTCCCCCGTGTATTCCATGTTCTCTCCTCCTTGCTGCGCCCTTTGCTTGCTCATGCCAGTTGCAGTTGTAACTGTGACCCTTGCGGAATGTAACCTGTAAACTCTATATCCATTTGAGTTATGTTTCTTTTGTAATCGGGTAATATCTTATCGCTTTTAATAGTATTACATGACCTACACAACAAGGTAACATTATCATAAGTATGTGAACCACCTTTTGATTTAGGTATAATATGATCTAATGTTGCTGCATTAGATTGGTTATAGTTATCCTTATTAGGATGGATACATTTAACACCACATGATGTACATATATATTTATGTTTTCTATATACAATAGTTCTACTTATAGGTTCATACTTATTACCATACAACTTAGCCCATTGTTTATCATCTCTAATTCTATTATACTTATTTCTACTTTTACTTTTAAGTAAACTATTTCTTTTTTTTGTTATCTTCTTTAATTCTTCATTACATTCAATAGAACAATAATTGTTTATATGATGGACAACACCTAAGTTATTTAACTTTTTATCTATACCATACTGTTGATTACAATGTTTACATACTGATGTAAAGTTATAAGCATCTGTATATTTTTTTATAAGTTTACATTTATCACATAATTTATCTCCATATAATCTAACATCATTGCATTCTATACAATATATATTAGAGCATTGACCTTCTTTACTTTTAACTTTATAATAATTTACTCTTTCTTTATATTTATCAGATTGTTTATATTTTTCAATAGTTTCCTTAATTCTATTAGGATTTTCAATTCTTTTTGCTGCAGAGTAAAATCTATCCCATTCACGTTTTTTATTTATTTTTTTATTGTCATTTTTAAAGTTCTCTTTACGTATTTCAAGGTTGTATTTTATATTATCTTTTGAACATTTTAACGAACAAAAAGTGTTAATTTTATCAAAAATACCTTTATTTAATAATTTTGTTTTAATATCAAACGTACTTTTACAATATAAACAATTTGATATAAAGTTATTTTCCCAAACAAATTTTTTATGATATTTACATTTTAGGCATATTTTTTTACCATATACTCTATTAATATTGCATTCAATACAATACAAATTAGATTCTTTACATTTTCGGTTTAAAATAAGATAATCCCTTCTTTTATCAGTTTTTTGATATTTTTTAGCATATTCTTTTGATTTTTCTAATCTAATTGCTTTTTTTTCTTCATCAGTAAGATTAGAAATATAATTTTGTTTAGCTACCCAATCTGGATTAAGTAATTTACTTAATAATTCTTTTTCTCTTTTCCTTTCATTCTTGCACAATTTACAATAATATTCTACACAATTTCGATTACTTCTAATTTTAATAGAACGTTCAATATTATGTTTTTCACAAAAAGTTTTTCTTTGACACATATTATCTTAGGTTATCATTGTTTAACTTCTTCCTCTGCACCATCTGTGCCAGCCATGTCACCACGTCTGCCTTATCCTTCGGTAGTATCTTTGCATCTGCATCCATGTAGATAGGCACAGGTGCAACACCAGAGTTCTCGAATGCAGACTTAGTATCATGACAAGACTTACATAGTGCTAATAGGTTGCCTAAGTTATACATACTACCACCACGCGTGATAGGTATCATGTGGTCAACACATCCCTTCCTATCACCTGGTGTTATGTCAACCATCTCACCTAATACTAAGCACACCTCACACAATGGATTAGCACGCCTATAATTTACGCTAACCTTCTGCCATGCACTGTTATAGTTACCTTGCTCACCAGATGGCTTGCGCATCATCTTAGCCTTGTTAATGCTTGACTTTATGTACTTTGGTATGTATGGCATTATAGTCCTTTAAGTATCTTGTATCTTGTTTGATTCAATAGTTCTATGTGTAATACCTCATTAAGATACTTCCTTCCTTCCTTAACGAGAGATACTTTGTTAATGTTGCCAGCTATAATAGCTAAGATGAGGTCATAGAACTGGTGAGGTGTATCATAACTCATTACTCCAGGTATATTAAATTCCTTAAAATATACATCTGCTAAGACTGGCATACCATTAGCTAAACATTCAATAGCAAAGATATTAGACTTACCCTCATTAAACTCATTCCTTACTAATGGATAGTAACCATAATCACCTTCTATTCTTTGCATGAATGTAAAGTAAATAAACATACTATTCCATTCCACAAAGTTTGCCTTCTTACTAAAGTCGTACATCATAAACTTAGGCATACCGAAAAAAGTAAATTCAGTATCTAATTCCATCGCCTTATTAAGTTGCTCCTTTATGGTATGTAGGTCTGCAAAGTGTGTACTTCCACCACGCCAAACAAACCTTGGAGGATTATGCTGCTCCTCAACCTTTATCATGGGTAGGTCAGTAGGTGTCCATCCATTAGGTATGACAAACATAGGCTTATTATGGCTCAAAGGTTTATAAAGGTCATATAGCTTTTGAGTAGATACTATGATTACATCGGCAAATAAGAATGTATCTTGAATTTGCTTTTGCACTTGAGGATTGCTAAAATAAGTTGATGCAGGATTATCTTCCGGAACATTTAATAAGTGATCGTCAAAGTCGATTATCACAGCCTTCCCCATTCGCTTTGCATCTGCCATAATTCCAAGTGAGGCAGTTGAGTTAGGACGCTGAATAATTACTATGTCTGTGTTATATATATCATGCCAGACTGCTTTTTCCTGTTGGCAAATAATTAACTCAAATTTCTTTTGCAGTGCTAATCGCGAAAATGGCCCAATAGTGCGGTAATAGTCAGTCGCTTGACTCTTTGAAGATGTAAATATAGTTGCCTTCATTTATTCTTTTTTTGCCAATCTGCACATAAATAATTAATAATCTCAACCAGTGGCATCTTCTTTCCAGTCTTTGCCGATACATATATCTGCGTAGATATAAGCAGTTTATGCGTATCATCATCCAAAAGCACGCTTTTTCTTTTTTTCGTTAGTACATCCATTTTTTTATAATATTTATGCAAAGTTATACAATTATATATATATTTGCAAATAAAAAATAATTATGATAAAGTTAATCGTTTCTGGAAGAGTAGGCAGTGATGCCGAATTAAAGACAGTAGGAGATACAACTGTATGCTCTTTTAGTATTGCTCACAGTGAAAAGGTGTATGGACAAACACCAGGAGAAAAAACTATTTGGGTAGGTTGTTCTGTTTGGGGAGAAAGAGCCGTTAAACTTTCGCCATTCATTACAAAGGGAACTTACATTGTAGCTGAGGGATCTGGCAGTGTAAATTCTTATATGAAAAATGGTGAGCCTGTTGGTATGATAAACTGCAGAATTACCAGCCTTGAATTTGGAGGAAAGCCTACCGCAGAAGCTACTCCGCAAACTGCTACTCCGCCAGTAGGTAAATTAGACCTTGGCGATGATATGCCATTTTAAACATTATTTATAAACCAATTAGTATGAAAAACAATCAATTTGAATGGGAAGTTTACTCTCCCATTACTCGCAGACGCAACATCTTTAAACTTATCCTCCTTGGCATTATGCTCTGCCTTGCTATGTACATTAGTAGCTTTGCAGGAGGCAGTTACAAAGCACAGAACTCCGCGCCTAATCCTTACAAGGAATATCCGCAGGAAAATACTGCTATTATTAATGTTAAGAATCTTCCTGGCAATGCCATTAAGAACATGGATAAAGATGAGCTGCACGATTACATGGATGCAGTTGGATTTAAGAGATTAAAGGGAAAGTCATTAGTAGATTTAAGACGCATTTACTTAGGCTTTATGTACGATGATTTCTTTTACTCCATGCACAAAAAGACTAACCTCCCAATATCTGTTATCTATGCCTTCTTTGTAATTGAGGCAACAAGTAATGGATTAGAAAGTAAGTTGATGTTAAAGGCACTTAATCCGGGAGGAATAAAGTACACAGGCAAAGGAAGTAAAATAAAAGCAATGGATGATTGCTATAAAGGAGGAAGAAAAATACCATGTGACTTTCAAGCTTACAATGATTACAAGTCTATGATTGATGGATGGGCAAGCGTTATGAATCTTCCAAGGTATAAAGGTTGTAAGAAGTATATTTATAGTAAATACAACAGAGGCATGAACCCAAAGCAGATAGTAGATAGTATCTGTAAATGTTTTTATAAGTCTGGCTACCATACAAGTAATTTATGGAAAGTCCGATCTAATTTATCAACTGAATATTGGACAGTAAAAGCCAGTTTTCCCGAAATGGAATATTAAAATGAAATGGATAGATAATTTATCACACAAATATTATGATACCTGTTTATTAATAGGCAGCGGATCATCATTAGATTATTTACCTTATCCAGATATATGTAATAGGTTTTGGATTGACGACTTAATTATTTGTGTAGGTGATATGTGGAAAGATGATAAAATAAAATACGATTATTGTATAAATCACCATACAGTAAAAGATTTACCAGAAGGATATTTACAATTATGGCAAGAAGAAATTTACAAACATCCTAACAAACACATATTGCCTGAGTTTGACTGCAACGATGAAAGAAGAGGTGTAACACAAATGGATGGAGATTTTTACAAGTACAAAGGTATGCCAGTATGTGAATCTACAAAAGTCTATGTTAAGCCGATTGTAGAAAAAATACCTAATACTTTGTTTGTTGGAGGTACAATTTTGTTTGATGCTATTGGACTTGGTTTGCATTTAGGTATTAAAAAATTCTATTTAATGGGATTTGATGGAGGTCAATATCAAGGTCATTCTTATTATAGTAAATATAGAGAATTATGGCCAGAAGATCCTTATTTTGTTACTGGGCACTCTATTCGCACGATGAACAGTTTTAAATCATTACAGGAGTTTTTAAAACCAAGAGGGATTACTTTTACACATATTTCTGCAAGGTATGGATCAAGTGATTTAACATATAGCAATATTGATGGACTTGATTATTCTATTGTATTATAATTCCTAATCATGGGCAAGATTATAAAAAAAAGTGTTAAGATTCGTTACAGAGATGATGAAATAGACTTTCTTAAAACCTATTACCCATTCATACACAATGAAGATTTGTCTATAATGATGGGCAGAACATCTGTATCAATAGGTGTATGCGCTAATAAACTTGGCATAAAGAAGTGTAAAGGTTTTTTATCTTTAAATATGCGCCGTGTATCTGAAATAGGTAGAATAAAATCACCATTAAGAAGCACCTCCTTTAAAAAAGGCTTTACCCCTTGGAACAAAGGCAAACATCTATCCCCAGAACACCGTGCAAGGTTAGTGGCATCAAGTTATGTAAAAGGTAACATTCCTTACAACTATAAGCCTATTGGTACTTTAAGGAATTTAGGGCAATACATTGAAATTAAAATTGACCACGGCAGATGGATTTCCCTTTCTAGGCACACCTGGGAACAAGTCCACGGCCCAGTGCCTAAAGGCTACGTTGTTTTTCGAATGGATGGCAATATAGACAATAATAACCTTGACAATCTTTGCCTTATGTCACGTGGAGAACTGGCAGTGCTTAACCGATGGATAAGCCGTGTGCCTCCAGAGTTGAGAGAAGTGCAACAATTAGTAAACCAAATTAAAAGAATAGCAAATGAGACTCACAAAAGACGAAGCTCGAATATTAGCGGAAGCAATGGAGGAGTATAAGTACAAATTAGTAGAAAATCCTCATTATAAAGAATTAGGAGTGTTTAATAAACTGCATGATTTGCAGTACAAATTAGAAATGTTTGGCGATGATAAACGCAGAAATGGCAGAACAAGCCAAGATAATTTTAACGACTTAATTAAAAGATTAACAAAATGAAGAACAAAATCAGCGACCTCCGCAACCACCTATTCTCCGTTCTTGAAGAACTAACCGATCCCGAATCCACCTACGACATTGCCAAAGCCAAGGTTGTGGCAGATGTTGCACAAGTGATTATTAACAGTGCCAGCGTAGAGAACCAGTACCTAAAGATAGTGGGAGGTAGCCATGGCAGTGGGTTCATAGAGGATAGGAATGAGGTCAAACAAATTTCGGAAAAGAATTAAAAATAGTTTATCTTTGCAATGTTCTTTAGATGGTGTGCAAGTCACCTAAAGAATTTCGAACAAAATAAACTTTGTTCACATGAGCCCAGTAGTCTTGCACCTATTGGGCTCTTTTTATTTTACTAAAATGGCTAAAGAAATTCAATTAACACAGGGTAAAGTTGCAATCGTTGATGATGAGGACTTTGAGTATTTAAACCAATGGAAATGGTATGCACATAAAATGAATGGTAATTTTTATACACAAAGAAGTAATAGAATTAATAAAAAGTACGCTGGAACTTTATATATTCATAGAATTATAATGAATGCAAGTAAAGGTTCTGTTGTTGATCATATAAACGGAAATACTTTAGATAACAGAAAATGTAATTTAAGAATTTGTACTCATGGGCAAAATATTAGAAATCAAAAAATAAATATAAATAATAGTTCTGGATTTAAAGGAGTTTGTTATCGTAAAGATAAAAATAAATGGAGAGTTGTATTACAATTAAATAGTAAAAAAATCCACATTGGATATTATCTTAATATTATCGACGCTGCTAAAGCTTACAACGAAGCCGCCATAAAATACCATGGTGAATTTGCTAACTTAAATAAAATTAATTAAAATGATAAACATAGATACAAGGCTACTTAACCAAATTAATCCAGATGAATTATACCTTGTTTGTCATATAGTAAATTATATGAATCAAAACAAAATGTGTTTTCCATCCAATGCCAAACTTAGCAAGGATTCTACATTTTCGCATTCTAAAATTTTAAGAGTTAAAAACTCTTTAGTAGATAAGAAAATAATGACTGTTACACGAAGATTCAGAGCTGATGGCAGCCAAACAAGTAACCTTTATAAATTGCAAACAGAATATATTGGAGTATTTGTTTCTGCTAAAAATATGTCAGATTTGGATACCACCCCATTCACTGATGAAGAGGGGGAGGTATTCACCCATGAAGAGGGGACACCTTCAGTAATGAACACCCAAGAAGTATTAGCCAATAGAAGTATTAACAATATTAAAGTATTAAAGGATTGTGAAATGCCTTTCACTCCTATTAAAACAAAAATTAAAAATTCTTTTACAAGGCAATCCATACTTGATTCAATTTCCCATGAGCAAGGTTTTAAAGAAAAAGAAAAAAGCACGCGGGAAAAAGAAAAAGAAAGCCGAGAACCCTCGGAGACCTACCTCTGCTTTTCCGCTTTCGCCTCCACCTATGAACGGCTTGCTGGTGTGACATATCCTTCCGACAAGAATAATTATATCATGACAGCTAAAGATGGTTCAAACTGTAAAAAGTTAGTAACATGGCTAAAGAAGGTAAGTGCCAGTGAGCAGGCACCAGACGAAATGGTGACAATGTTTACCACTGCTGCATGGCAGATAAGCGATAAGTGGCTTAAAGCTAACTTTACAATAAGCAATATCTACTCACAGGCAAATAATATTTATACTAAATTTATGTACAACAACCCTGCCGCACAGGAGAAGCGGAGGCAGGAGGAGATTGATCGCTTAGTAAATGAATTTCAGCCATGAAACAAACACCTAAACAAAAAGCCAAAGAGCTATTTAATTATTACTATATTTTAATCCAAGAAATTGGAGGAGAATTAGGGCAGGAAATCCTTGTATCTATTTTGGCAAAGCATTGCGCTTTATTTGCAGCACGGGAAGTGTTGCAAGATAAATGGAACACAGAGGATTATGACCAATATGATTATTGGCAAGAAGTTGAACATGAAATAGAAAATTATGAAGAATAAACAAGACCGCAATGCCTATATGCGTGAGTACATGAAGAAGTACCGCGCAACCATGAACGAATATACTTACAAGAAGATCCGCGAACGCGAGAACCTCCGCCTCCGCGCCAAGTACCATGCCATGAGCAGGGAGCAAAGGCAAAAATATATAGAGTACCAAAGAACTTATCACAAACTAAAACAATTCACTAATGAGTAATTTAACACAGTATCAACCGCGTAACTCCGATGAACAGGCAATTATAACAGCCCGATCTAATCGCATTGCTAACATGGAGCAAAAGGACGCCTACAAGCAAACATTGAATGTTATCAGCTCTGTGTTTCCAATGTACGGCATTGATGGCGATTTAGCTTTTTATGCAAACATAGCCAAGGAGATTGTAAAAACATTTGGGCAAATAGCAACTAATGAAATTGAAATAGCTTTCCGGTTGTTCTCAGCTGAAAGCCTGGAACTGGATGAAGATGTTAAATTCTACGGCAAAGCAAATATGCACACCATCGGTAAAATACTAAATGGGTACATGACTTACCGGAGGAAAATAATAGCAAGCCATGACAATGAAGTAGCAGCACTCCGGCTCCAGGTGCAGATGGAGGAAAGGGGAAGATTGGAGAGAGAGAAATTGTATGCAGAATTTCCAACAATGATAAAAGAATTTACTGGAAAGACATGGGAAGATGTGCCGCTATACTGGTATGATATGTGTCTAAAGTTTGACATGATTATATACGAGGAAGGAGAGAAAAGAGCATTGTGGGAAGAAGCCCAGGCCATTGCACTTAAAGAGCCGCCAGAGTCATTAGACCTTATGACTATCCGCAGCCATGCAAAGAAAATAGAACAGGGCAACATGAAAAGAGCCGTAGTGATTGCTCAGAAATTGGCTGTGTGGAGGAAAGTGATAAAAAAATGAAAATAATTTACATTTATTTTTAATTGTGCTTGTATATTATAATTATACTTTGTATATTTACGTATCGAAACAAACAAACGATAATTCACCTTTAAAAAACGCACAATTATGAAAACTTCAAAGAAAACAGCTTTACAAATTAGAAATTTACTACGCATTACAAAAAAGTATGCGGTTATTGGAGAAAACGAATTTCGTAATAAGGATGCAAGGGAATATCTTCATGCTATGTATTATGATGATAGTACTTTTAATATTATTGATAATGGTTCACATTATCTTATTTGGAATTGATTTTACGCTTAATAATTGTTTTACAGGGCAGTCCCCCAGCTGCCCTACTTTTTTTAACCACTAAAAACAACTTAAATGACAAATTATCTTGAATTTTTAAAAACAAAACAAAAAACACACATTAATAGTGGGTTTGATATAGATAATGAAATGTTAAATAATAATATGTTTGACTTTCAGAAATTTATTGTTAAAAGAGCCTTAAAAGCTGGTAAGTACGCTATTTTTGCTGATTGCGGTTTAGGAAAAACATTAATGCAATTAGAATGGGCTAATCAAGTGTGTAAACACACTAATGGCAAAGTATTAATTTTAGCTCCTTTGGCCGTTGTTGGTCAGACCATACAAGAAGGATTAAAATTTGGTATTGATATGTCTAATATTGATGTAATAAATTACGAGCAATTAGATAATATTTCAGTTAATAAATATTCTGGAATAGTACTTGACGAAAGTAGTATTTTAAAAAATTACGAAGGCGCTACAAAAAAGGATATTTTAGAGAATTTTAAATTTACTCCTTATAAATTAGCTTGCACCGCCACACCATCGCCAAATGATCCGATGGAATTAGGTAATCATTCTGAATTTTTAGACGTAATGACCAGGAATGAAATGCTATCAATGTATTTTATTCACGATGGAGGCGAAACGGCAAAATGGAGGCTTAAAGGTCATGCTACAAAATTATTCTATCAATTTGTTGGTACATGGTCTATTATGCTTAGTAAGCCAATGGATATAGGATATGAAATGAATGGCTATAATTTACCTCATCTAAACCTATTAGAAAATCAAATTATTACTCCAAAAAGGCAGAATGGACAATTATTTAATGATGCTATAATTTCAGCTACAAATTTTAATAGCGAATTAAGGCTAACTAAAATAGAAAGATTAGATGAAGTAGTTGGCATTATAAACTCAAAACCAAATGAAAATTTTATTATTTGGATTAAACAAAATGAGGAAGGCGAACTACTTAAAAAATTACTTCCTGAGGCAATAGAAGTAAAAGGAAGTGATACTAATGAATGGAAAAAAGAAAAATTACTTGGATTTGCAAACAATGAATTTAGAATATTAATTACTAAAACTAAGATTGCAAGTTTTGGAATGAATTATCAAAATTGCAATAATCAAATATTTGCAAGTTTAGATTTTTCTTTTGAGGGATTGTATCAAGCAATAAGAAGGTCTTATAGATTTGGTCAAAAAAATGAAGTTAACATTTATTTGATTACAACAGATACTATGAGTAATGTTAAACAAGCGATTGATTACAAACAAAAACAATTTTTACTAATGCAGGAAGAAATGGCAAAAGCGGTAAATTTAAATTTATCTGGAAGTATAATGAGTTCAAAAGTATTTGATATTGCTCATGAAAATAACGAATGGTATAATATTAAAAGAGGTGATTCGGTTCAGTTAATACAAGATTTACCAGATGAAAGTATAGGATTATCAGTTTTTAGTCCACCTTTTGCAGAATTATATACTTACTCAAATCACATTGAGGATATGGGTAATTCAAAAGATTACAATGAATTTTTAACTCAGTTTAATTTTTTAATAAAAGAACTACATAGGGTAATGATGCAAGGTAGAAATGTGTGCGTGCATTGTATGGATTTACCTATTCAAAAAGGCAAAGAAGGATATATTGGATTAAGAGATTTTTCCGGAATGATTTTGAAAGCATTTGAAGAAGCTGGATTTATTTACGCAAGTAGAATTACTATTTGGAAAGATCCAGTCGTAGAAATGCAAAGAACTAAAGCATTAGGATTATTGCATAAACAAATAAAAAAAGACTCTACAATGTCCAGAGTGGGTATTCCTGATTATGTAATGATTTTTAGAAAAGATGGTGAAAGAAACAACCCTGTAAAAAATACTGAATTAAGCGTTGATTTGTGGCAAAAATACGCTTCGCCTGTATGGATGGATATTAATTATGGAAATACATTACAGGGATATAGAAATGGTAGAGAAGAAAATGATGAAAAACATATTTGTCCTTTACAATTAGATACCATTGAAAGATTAATTCATTTATATTCAAATAAAGGCGATACTGTTTTTACTCCATTTATGGGAATTGGAAGCGAAGTATATCAAGCTGTAAAAATGAATAGAAAAGGCATAGGTTTTGAATTAAAAGAAAGTTATTATGATTTAGCTAAAGCTAATTTAAAATCTGTTGTATCATTAAAATCTCAAACTACATTATTTTAAAAACGCATTACATGAACGACATTAGCAAACGATTTGCATCCTACCTTATGGATGATTATCACATTAAAGGAACAACAGAGGAGGATGTTGACAAAGCTATTAACAAAATCTTCCGCTACGAATTACTTGACGATGCCCAGCAAGTGTTATTTAACGAAATTATGACAGAAGCACTCGATGTGCCTTGGATAGCGGAGCAGCTCACCGATGTGTGGGATAGATACGAACAAGAGATTTTAGACTGCAAAAAAGAAGATTATGAAAATCGTTAAAGGTGTAGTTAAGTACGGTGCAGGTGCGCCAAGGGAAGGACAATATGGGCCTTCAATAAATATCCTTGTAACTCTTGAGGATCAAAGCCAAGTCAGAGTGTACGGAAAGCCTGGCGATGTCATAGAGAGATATAAATCTGGGCAGAACATACAGCTAATTGATGACAAAGGTAAATACAAGGTAGTTGAGGATGAGCAGCAAACAATGCCAGCACCGACTGGAATAGCAGTAATTGATCAGCAAAGCGAAAAACCAGACTTGGCTGCATTGGTCTTTGAAATGTCTGCTATTTACTCACAGGCATACATTGACATTTACAATAAGATAAGTGAGGCTGGAGTGCCGCATGATAATGCAACGGCTGCGACAAGCACTATCTTTATACAGGTATTTCAGAAATTGAGGTGAATGACTTATAATGAGGCAGTAACTGCGCTGCCTCTTTTTTAAAAAATTAAAAACAAAACAAATGGCTTTAGATAGAAAAACACCGTTCAATGTCTCATTTTATGACCATGAACAAGAAAAGATACAAAGCTGGGCATTAACTGGCAGTTCAAGATTAGCTTTATTAGTACATACTATTGCATTTCAAAAAGATAAAATAGAAGCTAACAATATTAATAAAGAAGAAATAATCAAATCAGCATTAGATTACCTTATTCATGATTTAAAGAAATTTTTGCAAACACCATACACAACAGAAGATAATGCTTAAACTACCAAGACCACACCTTTCTATCTCGCAAATTAATCTTTGGGAGTCTGATCCCTCTGCTTACATGAAAAGGTATTTTCTAAACATTCCCGATGCACCTTCTCCCATGATGGAATTTGGAAAGCAGTTTGCTAGTGACATTGAGGATTATTGTAAGGGTGAGCAAAGAGAGTTTAATTTTCCACCTAACTTTTTACAAAATATTTATTTATATCCTCATGTAGAATATAAACTGGAACATGATTTTGGAGATTTTAAATTTCTTGGCTACATTGACAATGCCTCTGAAAACTTTGGAATTATCCGAGACTTTAAAACAGGGACTGCTGCCTGGACACAAGATAGATTAGAAAATAGCCTTCAAATGATGGCTTATAGTTTAATTTTGTTTAAGCAAAAAACTGTATTACCTACTTGTTTTATTGACTATTACAAGACAAGAATAAGAGGCAAAAGCATGGAGTGGACAGATGTGCATGAAACATACCAGCACACCTTTACAATGCAAGACTTGGCAAAGACAGAGATTAGAATAAGGAAAGCAGCGGAGGAAATAGCGGAAGCCTATGAGTTGCATTGTAATGAGGATTTAGAAGTTTTAATATTAAAATATATAAAGTTTGACAATGATATTAAATGGTTAACAGAAAAAAGAGATAAATATAGAAAGGAAATAGAGCAGCAGTTGCAGAATAGTAGGTATATGGTTCAAGTTGATGATAAGATTTTAAGCTACTCAACTTATCAAAAAAAGTCATATACTCATAGCTTAGAACTACAAGAAAGAGAGGAGCAACTTGCTGCACAGAAGAAGCAGGAAATACTTTACGGAGTAGCTTTAGAAGAAACAAAGACAGTAACATTGTTAACGGTAAAAGACGCAAAGTGAAAGAGTACAATGCTCAAATGATTGAGATTAAAGCCTTTTGTGATGAGGTTAACGCATGGATTAGCACTGCTCCATCTGCGGAAATGCTTGATGAATGTGACGAGTACCTGCGGCAGTTATCAGCTTACTATTCACGCTACACTGTTATCTCTGGCTTGAATGAAAGTATATATAGCCAACTACTAATGATGTGCATTCGTGATATGCCGGAAGAAGAGTATAAAAGAATAAAGCACTCCTCTACATTGACAGATTACTATGTAAAGGGCAAGTATCCCAAGGCTACGGCAATCTTTGAGCAATGCCGAGCCGTAAAGCAGCTTTTACTTACAACCAGTGAACTTTACCGCACATTACTTAGTAGCTTTCGCCAGGAAAGAATATTAGTAGGTCACATAACTACATAAAAAATATTTGCAGACCTCGGAGTAGGATGTTTTGTTTATTGATTAAACATTTCTTTCCATCCTATTGCGTCAGAGGATGAATTGGCAGTCTGGAAATAGACAGGCATTTAGCAAGGTGGTAAAAATTAATCTGCGTTTTTTCCTCACGAGGGTTTAGCTGCTTAAGTAAAAACTATTTAATTTTTGCCCCTTGCTACATTTTTAAACCATATCGTTGACATCAAAAAATGATAAACAATGAAAATAGAACTATTAGAAATATTTGGCAATGATGAAATGGTAGTTAATGCAGCTCGCGTAAGCTACGGAAAAGAAGCAGTTAATTACACGAGCGGAGAAAACAGAAACTTAATCAACTATCTTGCCTCGCATGGTCACACCTCACCTTTTCGACATCCTCAGATTCAATTCCGGATAACTTGCCCTATCTACGTTGAAAGGCAGTTGTTCAAGCACCAAGTAGGTTTATCTGCCAATAGTATCTCTGGCAGATATGTAGATTTTATAGATAACTATTACAGGATAGAAGATTTTAGATTACAGAGTAAAAGCAGTAAACAAGGCAGCGGAGGAGATTTAGAGATGTATGACAATGATGCAGCGTTAATAATACAAGATGCTGTTATTAATTATTGCGCTACTGCTTACCATGAGCTGTTGCAGTTGGGAGTGGCAAAAGAACAAGCGCGTACCATTTTACCGTTAAATTTAAATACAACTTTTATCTGGACCGGATCTCTTTATGCTTACATCAATATGTTTAAGCAAAGAATTGACATCCATGCCCAGGCAGAAACAAGGTTTATTGCTATGGAGATGCTGCATGAGTTAAAACTAACAAATAAATTTGTATTATCTTTAGAAGCATTTCACCTATGAAAGAAGCTATCAGACACAATGAAAATAAACTACGCTACGACCTTTGCCCTGCCATTGCACAAAGGGAATACGCCAAGGTATGGACGCAAGGTTTAGAAAAATATCCTGCCGGTAACTGGGAGAAAGGCTTTCCCTTCTCTGTTGTCATTGCCTCCGCTATGCGACATTTGGAAGCCATGCGACTTGGTGAAATGATTGATAATGAAAGCGGGCTTTTGCATTCAGCACACCTAATGTGCAATGCTGCAATGCTAACTGAATTTTATTTTACTCACCCAGAACTAAATGATTTACAAAAACAAATAAAATGATTTTAACAGACAAAACAATCATTGACGAAATCATCGAAGGCAACATTGTCATCGAGCCACTTGTTAGGTCAAACATTGGTACTAACAGTGTGGACTTAACACTGAGCAATACTTTGCTAATGTACACCGATCAAGTTCTTGACACCAGGAAGAAGAATGCTTATGCTCCTATGATTATTCCCGAAGAAGGAATGATTTTACAGCCAAACATTTTATACCTTGCCTCAACTGTCGAATATACGGAGACACTTCGGCACGTTCCAATAATTCAAGGCAAATCGAGTTTAGGAAGATTAGGTTTATTTGTCCATGTGACTGCAGGTTTTGGAGATGTAAATTTTAGAGGGCATTGGACTTTAGAACTTGTTTGTGTACAACCTGTAAAGATTTATCCATACATGAAGATTGCACAAATTTGCTACCACGACATAAGCGAAATGCCATACACCGACTATGCCAGCAAGGCAGATGCAAAGTATAATGACCAAGGCAAAGATCCAGTAGCAAGTAAAAACTATTTAAACAGATAATTATGCTAACAGAACAAGAAAAACAGAAATTAGGCAAAGAGATTGCGCTCATCATTGTATTGATTGGAGGTATCTTGACTTTATCTTATGCCATTTATTTTATTGTTGACACTTTAAAAAAATGGTACTAATGGAGGTTAAAACAAATCGCTTTATAATAAAGTACAGGGAAGGCATTGTTAGTGTAGCTGCTAAAGATGTAGCGGAGGCAATCGAAAGATTTAAAGAATTACGGATTGAAACGTGCGCAAAAGAATTAACTATTGTACCAGATGATGAAATGTATAAACGCAGAGAAGAAATTTTCCGAAAGGAGTGATTAGTGGTTTTCGGTGGGAAGTAATTTTATTTCCCACTTTTTTTTTATTTTATTATTATATATAAATATACTTTGTATATTTGCCTATCATTAATTATTAAAACATCACAAACATGAAAAAGAATTTTAACAATCAGAATTTTGAATGGCTATTTCAGGACATTACTTCCTCAATGCCAAAGATTATTTTTACAGGTATTATCCTAACATACCTTATTACCGCAGCTCTTAACGTGTACTTCCTTCCCCTTCCGCTGCTACTTTCTATTCCTGCATCACTTATGCTCCAGTTTGGCAGATTTGCCGTTGTCTTTATTGATTTCCTTAATCCATCCGACAAGCGAAGTAAATACCCTCCGCGTGTTGCTGCCATTGCTACAGTGATCGCTTTGCTTGAGTTATGGTTTAGCATTCAAGGTCAAACAACTGGCGCAGAGTTCTGGGCTATGTTTTTCTTCATTGGTGCTATTATTTGCTTTGGCTATGTGTTAGAGATACAGTTTATTGAAAAAGGCATAGAGGCATACGGAATAGGTATAAAAGAGCCAAGGACAAGGAGGAGAGTAGTAAGGGAGGTAACTAAGACAAACATCAGCAGCACACAGCCGATAAAATTTACAATGGCCGTTTGCTTTATCTTGGCAGTTGGCTACTTACCAGCACAGAATAATCACTTTATGGCATATAACACTATGAGCCTTGAAAAGATAGATAAGGGATTATTGGAAAGAAGATTTTACAGTGAAGCAGATGAATCTTATACAATCGACACCATAACTTATGATATGTTATCCGGTATTGATTTGTGGGATGGATATAGCAGAACCACATACGATAACTGTTTATTCATGACTTACGGCACACAAAACATAGAATACTTTCCATTAGCAGGTGTATGGAAGTATAAAAATAAATACTATGACTACATTGGACTTTTAAAATTTGTAAGCAAGTATGTTAAAACTAACTTTCTAAATAAAAAAATAAGTTATGGCAAAATTCGTAGGCATTGACCCATCAATGCGATTAAATGGCTTTGCCGTTTGTATCATTGATGAAGACAAAGTTTATTTTGGAAAGTATAAGAAACTTGCTGACTGGGCAAAAGACGCATTGACCTGGGCAACAGACATTAAAGTAGTAGTTGAAGATTCATCTTTGCAAAATATTACTTTTAAAAAATATGTCGATGGAAGGGCAAGAACAAAGATCAGCCGCAATGTAGGCATGAATCAAAGTGCCAGTAGATTTACTATTGATTGGTTAGAATTGTACGGACATACTGTAAAAGGAATATCACCACAGGACAAAGGTAGCAAATGGACGTTGGATTATGCAATGTCTGTAATTAAAGGAATGAAGCTGGAAGTAACAGGAAACAAAAAATTATCACAAGATGAAATTGACGCTTTCCAATTAGCGTTAATATCAAAAGCATATTTTAAATGATACAGGAAAAAGTAATTAGAAAACGTCTTAACAATCTTGAAAAGATTTATATAGCTGAATCGCTTAAGGATAAAAATAGACAAAATAAATGGTTTATGGACATTATTGTCCAAAGAATCAAACAGGAAAAAACTAAACTTACACTCTTAAAAATAGGAACACATGGCTGCTAAGAATTACGGGATGGATAAAAAACAAATAGCACTATGTGAGGCTATGGTAGTTAAGTATCCAAAAGGAATTAAGACAAACAATGTCGTATCATCCACATCAACACTTATATCTTTTTACAATAGCAAAGACGAAAGAAATAAACAATTTTACCAGTATATGAATCCCGAAAGAATGGTATCTTTGTTATGGCAAGTAGTTAAAATAAATAGCGAGAAAGAGGATGTAAAAGAGGCAGCCGTTAGAATGTTAAATAAGTTATTAGAAAATATAGTTGTTAAATAATGTTTGTGAGTGTTTAGAAAAGGTGTTTGAGAGGAGCAAGAGAGATACTTGCTCCTTTTTTATTGCCATTCTACACCTTGCTGCACAGCGTAGTCTAATATGCCCTTTGCGTGCGCTTTAGCAATACTTTGCTGCCAATTAACATCTATCATTAATCCAGCATCAGAGTAATTTGTAAAAAATCCATTCTCTGACAATATTGCAGGCATGGCTACACTTGTCAGCATTTGAAACCTTGCCTCTTTGTCTAAATCATTGTCTGTATAATCAGCTCTATGCACCCAGCCTGGTGTAGCAGTTTTTATTTGCTCACCTATGCAAGTAGCAAGGAGATCCGCTTTTGTTTCTCCTGGTGATGTAAAAATCTCCCATCCTCTGGCAGTAGGTGATGCAGCATTGCCATGTATGGAAACAAGGATAGAGTGTTTAGCTACAGATGCGTAGGAGTTAGCAAGTTGGCAGCGTTTGTTTAATGTTGTGTCATTAATAGGCTCGTATATCTTTTTTACTTGGAAGCCATAGTCAAGAAGGTACTGCTCTAAATAGTTAGCTAAGGAGCGATTAAACACTCCCTCAAAAAACCATCCATAGGAATGAAATTTTCCTGTGCGATGTTGGCAGCACTTAGAAGGATAGGTAACATATTTCTCTGGGCCCGTTCCATTTCTCATGCCACCATGCCCAGCATCAAGGCATATTAAAAAATCATTTGGTTTCATATATATATATTTTTAAGGGGAGCAGAACTTAATCAACTCCCCTTGGCACTAAGGTAGCGAATCGTCTGCGCCTATAATTTAAAACCAATCAGTGCAAAAGCTGCACTAACGATTGATAACTTAGCTGGAAGTTTTACTTCAATCTCTTTGCCTGCGCATTCTCTCGAAGTCTCTTTTATCTTATCCCAAATGATTTGAGCAAGTTGGATATATTCGCGCCAAGTAAATTTTACTTTATTACCCTCAAGATGAACATTGATTTCACTTGCAAGCTCCGCAAAGTTCATTGAGTAACAAGCGATGTCACCCATTGGTGATTTTATTCCGTCTGCACTTTTTAAGGCATCTTTTAAATTAGTCTGCATATTATTTGTTTTAACGTTTAAAAAATCTAAGAATAATTGTACCAATATTTGTTCCAGTTATAGATTTAATATTTTCCGAAATACTAAACAATTCCGTGGCTGCAATGATGAAGCTTACAGAATAGGTTATCTGCGATGGCAGTTGAAAAGTAATACTTGCCCCGTGAAAAATCATTATACCGCAGAAATAGGTCAGTATTTTTTGCGATGTGCGATAAAGCCCTTTGCTTGTTATCGGCTCTCCCCTTTTCCTTGCCGCAAGGATTCCCGTAACTGTGTCTGCAAAAACAACAAAGATTGTAAAAATCAAAAAATGTTTGATAGGAAATATGAATGAAAAAATGATTCCGCAGCAAATGGAAAATAAAACTCCATCGTACCCCATCTTTAAAATGTTGTAAATTATTGTTTTCATTATTCCATTTTTATTAGTCTAACATCACCGTCAACCGTTGCAAATTTGCCCTCGGCATACTTGTATAAATCGTATTTAATACCATTAAAAGCAAAGGATACTTGATTGGTAAATGTAGATAATAGTAGATTGGTTGAAATAGAATAAACTTTGCCGTTGTCTGGATTAAAAATTAAACGCTTATTGCTGTTTAATTGAATTACACCATCAATGATTTCACTGTTAAAGTTTAACTTCCAATCTCCAAGAAACTTTGCCGTGTCTCGTTGAGCCGTGGTAAAATAGACTGGCTTACCACTTATTTGAACGTGCAAATCATTGTAATAATTTATCCTTTGCACGGCTTTGCCCTTTGTAATAATAGGCTTTGCGTGAATAGCAATCGTGTTGCTTTGCCTTTCAGCATCGGTAACAAGGCTTTGAATAGCAGTTGCAGAATCGCCTAATATTTGCTTTGAGCCTGTTACAGTGCTATCAGACAAAGTAGTTTGCTGAATAATGTAATAGATGTTGCCTTGCTTTTGAATGTAAACAGTGTCCTTTACAACATCTTGCGCAAAGGAAAACAAGGGAAGGAATAAAAATAAGTATCTCATTTTATTTATTTTCGAGGTTAATAATTCTTTGTTCAAGGGCTTTGATTAGGGAGTTTTGCTCTTGTATAGCTTTGACTAAAATAGGTATAATTTTTTCTTGTCTAAAAATTAGTTGACTATCCCAATTTGTAATGACAGTTTCTGGAATAATACTTTCAATATCTTGAGCGATAAAACCTATATCTGTATCATTTGTTTCATTCCAATCAAACGCAACAGGATTAAGTTGATTTATAGTATTTAAACCATAAGGTAAATTTCTTATATTATGTTTTTTATTAACATCTGAACTATTAGTTGATAATACTCCGGTATCTGTAATATATAAAGCAGAATTACTTGAACTAGTTGTTCCGACTGATCGCACTCTTACATTTCCGGCAATATCAAGTCTTTCGCTTGCATTATTATCACCTAAATTTATACCTATATCCCCACCAAATGGATTTATAGCCATGCGAATTGCAGCAACTGTACCTGAATTATAGGATTGCATAAAAGGATAATCTGAATTACTTAAATAACCAAATCCAAATGAAATAACTGGATTAGCCATGTCCATTCTTGTGTTTAAAGTTGTTGGAATATTAGAAATAGATGTAGTAGCTCCACTACCTTTTACATGTAATCTTGTACCTGGTTCATTTGTATTTATGCCTACACGTCCCCCAGATTCATAAATTATACTTGTATCTAAAATTCCACTTGCATTTGTTCGAATTAAATAAAAATTTGGACTAAATGATGTCGCACCCGTTCCCCCATTTGCCACAGGCAAAGTGCCAGTTACTCCCGTTGTCAATGGCAACCCCGTTGCATTTGTTAAAACACCGCTTGAAGGTGTGCCCAATGCTCTGCCACTTCTATAATAATTAGTTAACATCGTAGCCGTGTCGCTCGGCAAAAGGTTTAAACGCAGCCACGAGTTGCTTGTAGCCTTTTTATAATGCCACATTATATTGGTAGTAGTATCAAGAACCATGTAGGCCATTGTATCAATAGAAGGCTTTCTTACCGTATCAGTTGCCACACCCCGATATATAAGCCCATCGGCAGTGGTCTGTTCTCCCAGCGTTATCTTTTGGTTGCCATTGCTTGGGTACTGTGCCCATGCAAGGCAAGGCAAAAGGAAGAGGAAGAGGGAAAGGAGTTGTTTCATGTTTTTGTTTTTTTAGTTAGCTTGTAAAATCCTCCAATCAGTACCATCGCTGATAATAGTTGCCCACTTGCCACTACTTGCTGACAGTATAGATGAAGTTGAGCTTCCAGTTATTGATATAACATTAGGTGATGAATTAATAGCACCTGTTGACCTATTGTGAAATTTTATTTCTCGGTATGTATTAGAAGCTGCTGAGGGTAAAGTTATAGTAGTGGTTGATGAATTAAAATTATCAATATAATAATCATCACTTGCAATAGTGTATGTACTTTGATTTAAATCTTTTATTCTTGCACTAAAACTTATAACTGGTGTAGTTGTACCTGTTGCAACAGATATTGGAAATATTCCTGTAACACTTGTTACAGTGCCACCTCCCGAACCTACTCCAATAGCTGTTCTAAAATCTGCTGCACTTAAAGCACTTACCGTGTTATCCGCGTTAAATCTTGGGAATGTTATAGCTGAAGGATTTGTAAGCATAAACATATTTTGTCCTATTGTTGTGCCGCCTAAATCAATTCTAATACCTTCAGCGGTTCTTTGACTAACAGTATTATCTGCATTATACCTAATAAAAGAAACTTGGCTTATATCTGATAAAGTAAATACATTAGCGCCTCTTACCGTTGCTCCTAATCCAGTTCTTGCAGTTGATGCGCTTGTTCCGCCTGTGCCACCATTTGTTATGGCTAATGTTCCGCCTAATGTAACTACTCCAGTTGATGCCGTATTTGGCGTAAATCCCGTAGTTCCTGCACTAAACGAAGTAACAGATGTACCTATTGTTTGAGTTGATAATAATCCTGTTGAACTTGCAACTACCATTCGTGTACCTGTACCTGCAAGATTAGATAATGTTACTGACCCTGTAGCTAATAAAGAGCCATTAAATTCATTAAAATTATAATCGCTAATTAATTTGGCATTTGGTATGGTGTTACCATCCCATCTTAATAATGATTGAGTAATATTAGTACTACTTGAAAATATTGGAAAATATAAATTTGAGCCATTGCCTGTAATGTTTCCGCTGCCTTTATTATTAAAAGTAGTCCAATCGGTTGAGGTTAAATATCCATTTCTTCCACTTGTCGCACTTAATAATTCAATAACTGGAGTAGATGTAGTATTAGTAATAGACAAAGGATTGCCACTTGTTCCCGAAACCGTTACACTTGTTACAGTTCCAGCCCCTATGGCACTCCGAAACGAAGCTGCAGATAATGCCGAAACAGTGTTATCCGCGTTAAACTGTGGAAAGGTAATGGCAGAAGGATTAGTCAAAGTAAACATTGATTGCCCAATAGTTGTACCTCCTAAACTTGTTCGTCCTGTGGATGCTACAAGCCCAGTGCTACCTCCATCCCATTTTAACCTATCTGTATATGCCGTATTCCAATTACTTGAATTATTTGTAATTGATGTTGTCCATGTTGTGCCCGTTGATAGGGCAATGCCTGCCTCTGGATAAACAGGATTACCTTGCGCGGAGGAAACAGAACCTATGCCCGATACTGTGACTAAAGTATAGTTTTCGCCTACTTTATAAGATGTGGATGCTATCTTAACTTTGTTTGTGTCAATTACGGTAAATTGGTCATTAAGTAATAACTGCCCATTTCGAAATAAAAGAATAAACTGCCTTAATTGAATAGGGAATTTAGATAGAATAGTAAAGGTTAATGTGTCACTTGTTGCAGGTGTATATTCCTGTTTAATTATTTTTATTGTATCACCACCTATTTCTACTGCCACAATGCTATCTCTCACAAAATCGTAAACAGTAGAGCTATCTACGCGTAGTGTGCCAGTAGTTGTAATTGGGCCGCCTAATATGCCATAACCACTTCCTACGCTTGTAACTGTGCCACTGCCTCCTGTGTACTGTGGAATATTTAAAGTAGAGCCTACTAAGGTAGAAGCTCCGCTCGTGCCGGTAGTAGTTAATGTAATATTATTTTGCTTAGTCGCAAACCTTGTAGTTAGATTTAATAAAGTAGTATCTGTTAATTCCATTAATACAGACAAATCAGCCGACACTGTGCCCGTGGTTGTGATTGGATTAGGACTAACCGTTATTCCCGTACCACCAGAAATTGAGGTAAGTGATCCGCTGCCACTTCCACCACCACCTCCACCACGGGGAAAAATAACCGTATAATTTTCACCTACTTTAAATGCAGTGGCACCAATGATAACGGAAGCATTGGTTGGTATCGTGTATTGAGTAGGTAATAAGATTTGTCCATTCCGGTAAACTTGCACCACTCCCGTACCACCGACTACTAATGTGTCACTTTGTGTCCAAGTCAATGTACTTGAAGAAACATTGGTAAAATCTTGTCTTGCGTAAAATCTGCCGCTTGTGTCTGCGTAGGCTTTAGTGGCATAGTTGGCTAACATGGAAGCCGTATCGCTAACTAAAAGTGCTTGCGTAGTATCTCTCCAAACACCTTCACTACTTAAATAATATAATGAGGCTTTATTTACTGGCGATGTTATACGGACATCGTGTAATTCATCTAATTCTTGACCATTACGAATCTTAACAAACAATTCTCCAGAACCAGCATTACTTTTTACACATACACCAATATATACCGTGTGTTGTGGAGCTTGCGGCTTTGTTGATGTTAACCCACCTGCCACCGTTGGCGAAAGATAAACGGCTGAATCTTCTACTAATGCACTCGTATTTATTCCCGTTATTAATCCCTCTGTTATTATATATCCGCTTTGATTATCTGCTATTGATTCAGCAACTATTCCAAAAGTATTAGCAGAAAAAGCATCGCTAACGCCCAAGGCTTTTGCAACGGTTATTCTATTTCCCTGACTTCCTGATAAATACACCGCAGTTCCCTTTGCCAATGTTGCGCCCGTGCGATTGTTTACTCGTTGGTGTAATTGTTGCCCAATAACATTGGTAACATTGCCACCTTTTAAGCCTTGAATTAAAGATCCTTGCGTGTCATTGTATTCTACTTCGCCCACTCCCACCGTGCCATCCTTGGCAGTGTTAAAGGTAATAGAATCAAAAGGCATAGTTAAACCTCCTCCTGCACCACTAATGGCTGCCCATGAACCTTGCTTAAATACATATAAAGAACCGCTAACAGAGTCAAGGATAAGATAGGCTTTTACATTCTTATCTGCATAGCTTGTAGGCTTTGTAATTGTGTCTGTAACTCTACCTCTCCAAACCAAGCCGTTTCCAGTACTCTGCCATCCTAATTTCTGCTTATTGCCTGTGACTGGGTAAGGAATGGAATCCATAGAGGCATAAGATATTCCTGCCATTAAAATAAAAGCAATTACAAGTCCTTGTTTTTTGTTGCCTACTTTGTCAATGGCTTTGCCTATAAACTTTCTTGCTATTCCCATTACTAATTCATTGGCTAACACCTTGGCAATGTTTCCAACGGCTTTTAAAAACTTTCTTTCTTTCTTTGGTGCTTTTATCTCTTCCATTATATTATGTTTATTGCAAAGACAATATAGTTACTGCCATCGTAATGTGTGTTAGAATCTATGGTAATAGTAGCAGGTGCCGTTATACTATATTGACTATCTATTAATTTCTGACCATTCTGGTAAACATGAATAGCAGCATTTAAATTAGTAACTGGCAAGACTCCATTATTTTGAGTCCAGGTTAAAACATTGGATGAAGATGCAAGAAATTCTTGATTAAATATTGAAACGGCAGAGCCATTTACTGTAACATTATTTATTGTTTCTGTAACATTGTTGTTAACCACACCTCCACTGCCTGCATTATTAGCAACCTCGGCAAAGTCGCGAGGTTTCGATAAAACTGTTCTTTCGGTATAATTAGGCATCCAATTCTATTTTAAAGTAATCACCTTGCCAAATCTCTGTTTTTAAATCAAAACTACCTCTTTCAAAAACGTAGTATCCAGAAGAATATTCTATGACCTTGTGAGGAAGGTAGGGATTGTCAAGTGATAAATTTTGGAATGGCATATCTACCATGCGTAGCTTTGGTGTTAGCTGTCCGCGTATAACTTCGTTTACTAATAATTGTGTTACATTGTTAAAGCCTGATCCGCTGCTGACATCCCATGAGCTGCTATTTTCATAGGTGCCAGATTCTAAAACTTTTAATCCTCCATCCGTTGTTTTACTTGGCCCATCGCCAAGGTATGTGTCAAGGCTAAATATAGTGGATGATTTATCG